TGTTTCTCCGCCAACGATACTGACTGAGTCACGAGAAGAACCGCTAATTCCTTGGCTGCCAGCTTTAATAATACCGGTGTTAACTACTGTTGTCCCCGTAAGCAGGTTAACCGGCACGTCCTTGTATGGCATGTTGTCAGCCGTCTTCGTGGCTACCGAGTGCGCAATGCCATCGGGTACAAACAAAGTAAATGAGGAAGTGATCGCGTTCCGGCCTTTAGGAACATCGTCAATATCAGAAAAAGTAGCAATCCAATATTTTGATGGGTCATCGTTGAAAGAAACCTTATGACTATCGCCATGAAGGATGCTATTGAGCTTATAAAATGCTTGCCGGAACGAAAGATTGTCCGCTGCTGCAAGCCTGTAGCCAATAACAATCTCACGAGAAGGGTTACGAGCATACTGGATGAACTCGCCATCTGACTTGCCAATCGTTTGTTTTTCGATTGACTGGCTTAGTAGTTCTCGGCCACTGACTTGCAGCGTGCTATAACCCGGAATCAAGTCTTCAATGTACTGGCCATCTATTAGCATTGCCTCTGCTGGGTGTTGATTACCATCAGAACCCGTGAAGGGCGTTGTTTCTCTAAAATCATACAAAATTAAAATAGCCCCTTTCGTCGATTGCTAATTCGTGTCATGCGACTGAGCTCTGTTTGCATTGGGTTTGCGGTTGCACGAGCAACCTCTCGGCCGTCAATATACAGAGGAACCTCAATCGTTTGCTTGCGAGTGTAGTTGACATCAAGATTTGAAGACAAGGTTGTACCCTGTACATTGCTGTTGAGGGCACTAACGGATGAACCGAATGCAGACGTATCGACCGCTGGAATGCTCATTGCAGTTGCCGCTGTCATTGCATCAACCGCTTTCGTTATTGGCTTCATGTTGTCAGTGATACCAACAGCAACACCGGCTGGAATATACTGCCCAACTTCTTGAGCCATGACTTTAGAAGGTGAATGAATGCCAAGAGCACCCTTAACTCTATCAACAATTCCCTTGGCAACAGATACTGCGGCATTCCAAGCTTTGGCTGCCAAGTTGCCAATCCCCCTAACAAGTCCCATGATCAAATCGCCACCGGCTTCAACCAAATCATCTCTGTGATTCCAGATAGCTTTAGCAAGGCCAACAACAAGTTTCACTCCAGCAGCAAGAATCTTAGGCAAGTTATCAATTAAAGCTCCGGCAAGAGTTACAACCAACTGAATTGCACTACTGATCAATTTTGGCGCGTTTTCAATGAGAGCGGTGACCAACGCGATAACAAGTTGCACCCCAGCATCAATAATCTGGTCGATATTATTAATCAAACCGTTCATCAATGCCGTAACCAGTTTGATAGCCGCATCAATAATCATTGGTAAATTAGCAATCAAAGCGTTAGCCAAGGCTGTGATTAATTGCAACGCAGCAGCAATGAGTTGATCAATATGCTGAACAAGTCCACTTACAATAGACATAATGATCTCCAATGCGGCATTCAAAATGGCGGGCAAGTTTTGAGAAATTCCCGTTACCAGTCCTTGCACGATTTGCATTGCGCCATTAATAATCTGATCCATATTTTGCATGAGCCCAGTTGCAAGCGTTTGGATCATTTGCTTGGCTGCATTGATTAACATTGGGAGATTGATAACGATGGCATTTACGAGCGTCATAATAAGATTAATACCCGCTGACATCAGTTGTGGCAGTGCTCCAACTAACCCAGTAACAAGTGTTGTGATCATTGTAATAGCGGCATTTAGCATGTTTGCACTACCACCACCGCTCGTAAGCGAGGTAACTAATGTGGTAATAATTTGAACGCCGCCTGTGATGATCGCAGGTAGATTAGCAGTAATGGCATTCAATAAGCTAGTAATTAGAGCCTCCCCTGATGCAATGAGCTGTGGAATTGCACTAACAATACCTGCAACAAAGTTAGTGATTACTTGTGGGCCCTGTGTAGTTGCCGTCTGTATCATAGCTTGAATTTGTGTGCCAAATTGATTGTTTACCACACCAAGGCCAGCAATAAGCGTCGCAATAATAGCGGCTGGTCCAATTACTGACAATCCCATCTTCATTACTCCAGCCATCGCGGTCATGCCATTGGAAACAATTGAAGTCCCAAGGTCAAATGATGTGGATAAGCCCGATGAGATACCGTTACCTAATGTAGAGAACAAGCCGCTCAATGGAGCCAACTTTGAAGACACGATGGATGTCATGCTCGACAAAGAATTACTGATCATGCCTGGCAACTCACCAAACGGATTTCCTATTGCAGATAGTGATAATCCCTTTTTGAACGTTGAAGAAAACGATGACACGCTTGCACTCATGGACGGGAACTTAGATGCGACTGAACTCGCGAGTGAACCAATACCACCGTTGAATTCTTTCACACTAGTTGATGCGTTAGCAGTGAATCCAACTATTTTCTGCATACTGGAGCCCAAGGAATCAAACCCCTTTGGACCAACCTGCTCGACACCTTTTAATGCTGAAACAAAGTTGCTGATTCCATTTGGAGCGCTTTCTGTTGCTGAAACAAATCCCCGTACCTTACTATTCATTCCGTCAAAGGCAGTGCTAACTTTGCTGGTGTCCGTCAATCCAGATAATGATTTCGAGAATCCGTTGGCGTCTTTAGTACCTAATCCGAGGAAGTTGTGAACAGCATTGGCCTGAGCCGCGAATCCTGCAAATCCGGTCATGGCTGGCCCAATAACAGTAGACAATCCAATAAAACTTTGAGCCATCTGTCCGAGAGACGAATTAGAATCGTTTGCCATCGTCAGCACATTGTTGACCATGTTCAAAATACTTGAATTGATCCCAGAATTTGCTTGCATGGCAGTATTACGAAGTGCTTCCCAGTTACCACCGACTTGCTCAATCTTAGAACCAATGTTGTTTTGCATATCGCTGGCTTGCTGATTGAGGATGGCGTTAGCTGCTTGAGCGCTTGATGAAGCATCATTGATTGCCTTGCTCATTGCAGCCCAACTTTGGCTGGCATTGTCTGAATTGTTAGTCACCGAACGAAGCAACGGACCCATTGCCTTAAAACCGGCAGTACCAAACATTGTAGTCAATGCGAGCTGCTTTTGTTGATCGTTCAAACCGCTTGTCGCATTAGCAACATCAAGCAATATCGTCTGCAGCGGCTTCATCTTTCCTTGAGCGTCGTAATAACTGATACCTAAACTAGAAGCCATATCAGATGCTTGTTTTGATGGTTTAATGATTCTCGTCAATGCATAGTTCAAGTCCTGTGCCGCTTGAGCAGCTGGAACCCCAGAATTGGAAATCATGCCAATAGCTGTCGAGGTATCCTGCATATTGATTCCTACTTGGCTAGCAATTGAGCCAACATCAGCAAATGCTTGCTGCATCTCTTCGATTGAAGCATTGGATACGTTTGCTGTTTGAGTAAGGACAGCAGCCGCTTGGGCAGATGATCCAATACTGTCTCCCCAGATATTCATAGCAACTTGAACAGTGCCAGCGGTAGCTTGCAAATCTGCCCCAGCTGCTGTAGCAGCTTTAGCAATCGCAGGGAACTCTTCTTTGATGGTATCCAGATTAGCCCCATCTTGAGCCATCTGAACCATAGCATCTGCAGCATCTTGCGCACTTAATGGCAGTTCTGCGCCCATCTTGTTAGCGACATCGGCTAATTCACCAATGTTCTTTGAAGTGCCACCAGCAACGACGGCTGCCTTATTCAGGCTGGCCTCAAATGTGCCAAATGATTTCAGCGATTGAACGCCCATAGCGGTAACCGCTGCACCAGCAATAGCCGTATACTTACCCAACGAGGCAAGCCCACTGCTGATTGAATCTACTGCATTGTTGGCAGCTGATGACATGTTCTCGAATGTTCCCGAGAAGTTCTTGTCAACAGCCGACAAGATGGCCTCGACACTGTAACTATCAGCCATGTGCTCCCTCCTTTCTTTCTGATAACGGAATGATCTTGCCTTCGCGCTTCAACCTCTGAAATTCGGCCATTCGTTTTGCAAATATCTGTGCACGAGAATGCTTTAATTCTGTTTTGCTCATCAGTGATACTTCATAATCCGGTTCATAACTTGAACGTACTTTGTCTACAATTTCTTTCTTGTCAAAGAAGTCATCAAATGTCTTGAACTTCGGCTTAGGATTCTTGCTCCCAGTTGTTGCCTGCACTTGCTGGTTCATCCATGCTTGCTGTGCAATCTCGTTCTGCCTATCGACTTGCTTAAGCTGATAGGCTTCCATACGCAGCTCATATTCAACAAGCGTCATACGTTCAATGTCTCGAATATTAGAAAAGCCTAGATAGGCTAACGAATTTAGCAAGATTTCGCGATACTGTTGCTCGCTTGTCTTACTGTCGTCCTTATCTAGGCTTTCATGTTTTTTGTTGCCGCTTTGACCGCGTTAGCAGATCGCATTTCTTCTGGAATCTGTTTAAACAGTGAGTCTAAGTCGGTCCCGTCTTCATCAATAAAGTCGTCGACTTCTTTTACAGTTGGTCGCTTTTTAGAAGCGGCAGTTGCGGCATAGATGACATCTGAAAGAACCGCGGAGTCGTATGAACCTAATCCAACTAAAGCTTTTGCGACCCCCATGCCAAAGTTAATTCCTTTGATGGAAGCCCCAATTGTCTTGTCGAGTTCTCGAACAAAGCGGACACCAAAGTTAAGTTCGTATTCTTTACCGTTAATGGTTAATTGCATGATTTAAAATCCTTTCTTTTAAAGCCGCCCGGGTTTCACCCGTACTGTGACTTTCTTGGGCGACTTGCATCAATTAATTAAACGTGAGAAGTGGTTGTGGTGGTTGTAGTAGTTGATTCGCTCGTACCTGGGTCTTTAACAGAATCCCACTTGACACCACCGCCGGTACTATCAAGGCTAGTGACCTTGCCGACTCCAAGGAATACGTAATCGACCTGTTCCTGAGTTTCGTCGTCTAGCGTTGTCCAGCCGCGCTTTGGTGTGCCGTTAACTGAGAATGTGACATCGCGAGTAGAGTGATCATCAGGGTCATTGTCGCTGCTGTCTTCTTGAACGGTAACTTGCATGTACCATGCGTAATACTTGCCAGCAGAATTCTTACGTTTGCGGTAGAGAATCCAAAAGTCGAGCAATTCGCCGTCAAACAGTGAGTCATACATTACGTCTGCAATTGCAGCCGTGTTGTTCAGGAACTCGACTTCAAGATCGGTACTTGCGGAACTACGAGTTGCTACATTGCCGTCCTTGGTAACAGTGGAATCACTGTCAACAGACGGATCAAAGGACAACGAAGTCTGCCAAGGGATAATTTGGCCGCTAACCGTTGCTTGATCGCTATGTTTGCGAGCCAAGGCAACAACGTCCATGCCTTCTAGCACTTTTAATTCATTTGCCATGTTATGGCCTCCTATAAAATGTTGAGATTGAGTATCAGCGTGGCTCGGTTGAGAACCGTGTCAGGGACACTCTGGTCTTGTGTGAACTCTTTTGACTGATCTTCTACACGTCCATAGAATCGGTAGTCATCGGTTAGCACTTGTCCAATCGCGGTACGAAAAAAGCGCTCCGCCATATCAGATACGGTGAAACGCTGTTTTTTGTCACCCCAGATGTCGATGGTGATCAGCACATTGCCATTGAGTGACGTCTTTGTTGCGGTAGGAATAACTTGAATATCGCCAACAATGACGAAGGGATATGGGGCGTTCTCCTGCTGCATGGGCAAATGGTCGTAAGTTTTGTACCCAGATGATTGCGAAAACGCATAGAAGTAGTCGTAGAGCTCTTGCTCTGGTGATGTGATTTGAATCACCTACTTTGCTGCTTGTTTAAGCTGATTAATAAACTGCACTTTCTGATAAAGGAACGCAGGCTTCAATACAGGACGTGCCCGCATGAATCGAGTTCCATTTTCGGTGTATGGGTTGTATTCCATTGACATGCCAACTATGCCCGTTAGGCCGCCAGCTTCAAGCGATAGATTGATACCACGCTTTGTAGCACCAGTAGGATGAGCATACACTGTGCCCGTCATTTGCTGAGAACGAGTCTGGAGCTGTGCTGTCTGCTGCTTGACGATTTGCTTGACAACGTCCATCTTTGCTCGCTTAAGCAGACCCGCTACCAATTTGTCCATGCCTTTTATCTGCATGTTATAGCTGATGCTGGCTTTGCTCATTTCGTCTCACCCACAATCAAAGTAGCGTTTTGGAGAGGATCCCGAGAGGTATTGAGAGCGTAATGTGTTGCATCATCATCAATCGTTAAATAGCTCCAATTGACGGTGATTGGCTCAACTAGTCGGATCACCTTTGCCTTTTGAGCATAGTTTCCGAATAGCTGAACGCTCTTGTCTGTTCCCATGTCGGTGACACTGGCAACTGCAGTTGCCACCTTTTTCACATCACCGTATTGATGTATTTGCGGATCATATTCTTCATCATCAAGCCAGAATGTAACCTCATGATCTAACCGCATATGATCACCTCTTTGGATAGCCAGAAATGAAGCTAACGGTGCCAAGAGACTTGGCATTCTTCCCGTTGGCTTCTTTCCAGTCATTGATGTCGTCAGCAAAATCATCGAAGTCATTAGACTTGAACGTGAACGACTGCCCCTCCTGCTCATAAGACGTCATGCCTTCGTTCTTACGCCGGTTATATCGTCGCACGCAGACTTCCAAGGCAATGTAGGCTAACTCATTAGGAAAGGCCTCATCCGTCCGCAAACCGAGCTTAAATCGTAAGGCCTGCGTCGTATTTTTGATAATGAGGTTAAGTACATCATCCTGTGTGTCAGTTTTGATTTCCATCATCGTCTTCAAATCTGAAAGTTCTATTGGATCGCTTTCTGCCATCACTTCACCGCCTTTATTGCTTGAGCGTACTTGTATGAGCACTTCAACTTATCAACGAAGCTAAGGTCATCACCAAACGGGACTCGATCGGTGTACTTGCCCTTAAAGAAAAGATCATGCATATCACCGGTAACACCAGCATTGTGCATGATCTTGGTTTCATTCCACCGCTTGACTGGATCGATAGCCCAACAAAAATCGAGCTCATCACTAATGGCGGGCCCGATATTGAAGTACATCATATTCCATAACTGCGACCACATTTCAGCGGTCCATTTCTGGATATCGCTGTCGACTATCTGAAAGTAGTGCCACAGACGATTACTATCTGCATATACCTTGTGCCAGTATTCTGCGGTTGGGTGATTGATGATCCACTGAGCACCGCCTGAGTTGTGGTTGATTGTCTCAAGTGAAGCTAACGTAACTCCGACAATATCAGCCATACGAGTAAAGATTTGTTCACCATTCTTACACCGCTTGATATAGCTTGAATTCAAATACCCATTTGTATCACTGCACAGCCACCGATCTGGGCGTGCTTTGAGCTTACGAAAATCCGGTCGCTTACGGAAAATGACATCACTGTCAAAGTAGAAGTATTCTTCGTTTTCACGGGACTTATCTTCAGCCAAGTATTGCCACCACAGCCAAGGCTTCACAGACGGGATGTATTGCTTGTCTGCGCGCTTGTCGGTATACGTGTGTACTTCTACTCCGTATTTATTTGCAAGTGTTTCTGGCACCTTAGAATCATGCACAGTGAAGAGCAAAACAACATCTTTCATGTCAAACCCGACACTTTGCAGATTGGTTAGGCAGACTTCAAGTTCCCATTCAAAGCGCTTAATAGCAGGTTGACACAAGATGAGTTTCATAACTTCGATCTTCTCCCATAGTGTTCCCCTTTCAGCCGCCCCGCTTAATCACGGTACTGTGGTTTTCTTAGGCGACGATTAATTAGCTATTTAGCTGTAATGAGTGTCCCACCGCTTTCTGGAGTTGCACTAACCCCGGATGGGGCCGCTATTTTTTCGTGGTTGTGGTGGTTGTGGTGGTTGTTGTTTTTCCTGGAACGAGCACTTTGGCTTGCAAGACGTTCTCGGCTTCTGGGAAGCTAGGAAGTGCAGTGGCTGCCGCTTTTTCCCACGTTGCAATTGGATCTTGCGTGGTTTCGTAAACGGTGGTGAACACATTGCCAACAGTGCCCTGTTGAACACCCGGAGTTGAAATCAGCCGGGACTCTTCAGGGGTAGGACCATAAACGGTTTGCCCAAGCTGGTCATCACCAAAGGCTACCAAAGTGTCTTCTGGGAAGTACCGTTCAACGGTATAGATACCATTGGCTCCCTGCTTACGGTACTTGGCATCATACGTGACAATAGTTGGCAAGCCGAACGACTGCATAACCGCATTGAGACTGCCAACACTAGGCAACAGACCTGCTGTCTTGAAGTAGTCAGCAAATGCTTTACTCCGGATCAGGGCAGTTTGTACCTTGGAAGAAGTCAAGATACGCGTTGGCACGTAGTCGAGCAGTGCAAACCAGTCTTGCAAGTCCTTAATCGGATCAGCACCATCAGCGTCCCAAGAAGTAGCTGCGGTAACTTTGTGTTCTCCTGGAACATGGTAATCAACATTGAAGTTGAGATTGTTCTCATTAATGGTGATCTTACCAGTTGCCAAAGCCTCCATGCGCATTTTTTCAACGCGTGCATAAACGCCTTGAACCAAAACATCCAAGTCGTTGTACACAAGGCTGGTCAGGTAGTTCTGTTCAGCCGGTGTGCGCGGATTGCGTAATGCGATCAGGTCCTTTTCCTTAAGCTGCATCTTACGTTTGATGTAGCCGAGTTCAGCGGCCTGAACACTCGCTTCACGACTGCCAATCTCCGCTTCCGTATCGAATGCAGAAATAGACGCCACGATAGGCGTCTTAGACCCACCACGAAGAAATTCGAAATCCAACTGATTAATTTTGGTTGATGGGAACAAGGTGTCCCCAAGCAATTGCGGGTACTGGCGGTTTTGAACGTAATCAAGTACCGTCTTTTGATTAAACAAATCTAAAATAGCTGGCATAAGTTAATCCTCCTTAGTCAGAAACGTGGCTGAACTTGATTTCTTTCAGCGCAGTGATAGCGTTAGTGGACGGCTTGACTGGCAAGCGAGCTGCGTTCACATATCCTTCAACGATGACGCCTACCGGTTGAGAACCCTCACTGACGTCAACATCATTAATGGTCACACCGACTGCCGTTGCATCGTTCTTTGGATAGATAGAACCTGCTGGCAATACACCCTTTACGACACCATCAGTTGAACTGTCGGCTTGGCGAGTGAATGAAACGAATTTCTCGCTATCCAAGAAGTTGATCTCAGATGCGGTTACCTTTTTACCTGCGTACATAAAAGTACCTCCTTATTTTTGTTTCCATGGATCGTTATCAACTTGGCTCTGCTGATTCCGTTGTTTAGCAAATGCCGCGCCCGGAGTCTCCACCTTTGAGCCATGTGTTTTGGGCGTGCTTCCCTTAAGCAACTCTTGACGAACACCTTCAGCCACTGCCTGATCATGCGCAATGAGCCACTTTACATTCGCCTCAGTAGATTCTGCCTCTGGCGTTACAACGTGCTGCAAATCGTCCTCGGTGACTGTCAGTTTGGCGTCCTCAAACATCGAGCGAGCCTGTTTGCCCATCTCGTAGGTGGCAAGCTGTGACTTGAGTTCGTCTCGCTCTTTTTGAGCCTTTTCTAGCTCATAGTCTTTCTTCTGGTCGGCATTCATTTTGGCCAGCTTTGCAGCCTCGTCAACAGCAGCTTGCTTCTCCTTCTCGGCACGAGCAAGACGCTTTTTGACAATATCGTTGACCTGCTCATCGGTGTAGGTATGTTGATCAGACCCTTCATCAGAACTGTCTTGACCATTTTCTGAGTCTTGAGCGTTGGTGTCATTGTCACTTTTAGATTCGCCGTTTTGCTGGTTCTCTTGACTACCGTCAGCACCAGTATCTTCAGCGAAAAATTGCAAATTCATCGGCATTAAAATCTTAGGAATCATGTTCAGAACTCCTTCCACAGCTTTTTAGACGGATCAGGCTTGCGTCTTAATTTACCGGAGCTTTTATAGTCGATCACGCTTGGACTTGATGGCATAAAAATAGCCGCTAGCTGCGGCTTATAAAAATCCTTTACGGCGTTGTGCACCTCTAGATCGTTTATCAAGCTCGTGTTTGGTTGATGCCGCCTTTTCAGCGACATCTGCCAACGCGTATCCACAAGCGCTTGTACTATTGAATACTGCTGTCCGTTTCACGCCTGTTGCATTGCCAGTATATTCAAAGCTGAATCCCTTAGTAGTTGGCTTGAAATCACAGACATTATCAAACATGTATGTCTGTCCATTATTTGTAAAAACGATTAGTTGCTTCATTGCTTTTCCTCCTGAATATGCTGATTTAGTGTCGGCAGTAAATGACAGTGCCATATAATTGGCAAGTGTCGCATTGTCGATTATCATCAGTTTGCCGTTGACATATAAATTGCCATTCTGAATGGTCACATTGTCATCGCATCGATTGTATGCGGTGAGGATAAGCGCTCCTAGCTGATAATCTTTGATGCCATTAGCTAATGCGGCCAAATCAAGTAGTCGTTTCTTGATGCCTTCACGAGTTTTCAAATCTTCATTGCTCATGGTAATTCCTCCTAATCATCGTCTGGCATATAAGCCGCAATGGAGCATCGGCAATTGGGGTGAACTGGAATATCTGGCACATCGTCTACACGATAAATGCCTCTACCAGTTCTGCCACCTTCTGAAATCTCCTTGCATACATCACACGCGCTTGGCTCAGCCACCCATTTGCAGTAGTCATAGCCAAACTTATTGAAGCTATCTAATTGCGCCTGTGTTTGAATCCGAGCTGATTCAGTACGTGCAATTCGTTCTGTCACATAGCGGTGATTGTTCACCGTTTCTGCCACTTGACCGCGTAGCTTGCGAGCAATCTTTAGTGGGCTCTGTCCTTGAATGGTGGCGGCAGTCAATAGCTCATCCAGTTCAGCTTTAAGAATGTCTTGGTTGATCCAGATGCGCTGCGAGAAGGTGTAATCTCCCTCTCGTTTGGAGAGCAACTTGGCTAAATCAGTGTACCCACCCTTAGATACCGTCTCTCCAAGTATTCCGGATTGCCGTTTGATCTCAGATTGATAATCATCGCTCAATTTCGAGATTAAATCGGCGTTCACTTTCATGTGTGCATCAAGCATTTCTTGACCAATCTCACTCTTGAGCATTTCTAAACGGTTAATCCGCATGGTAGCGTTGTATAGCTTGAGACGATCATTGACATCCTTGCTGAAGTCGGAATATTTGAGCGGTTCGCCGATGTACATCTTTCTAGCATCATCAACAATCGACTTTGCTTCCGCTTGATAAGCTTTAACATCGGTGGCCATCACTGCTTGATGCGCACCGGCCATACTGTCGTTGCTATATGCTGCATACTTGGCAAGCTCTGAATCAATATCCTTTTGAATGTTGGTTAATGCTTTGTCAAAATATTCCTGAATTCGGGCATTAAACGCCTCGTCATTCTTAAGGTTCTCGACAATCCATTTCCGTTCAGCGGCCGTTCGCTTATTCCAGTAGGCAGAATCACTCGCTATCTGTTGCTGAGTCGTTGTTGTCATCATTGCTCCCTCCATCAGTCGAAGGCTTGCCGTCTGGGGTCAGTTCAAATCCTTTGCCGGCATCTCCCAGAATCTCGGCAGCTTTCTCCTCATCAAAGGGAAACGCAGAAGTAAGCATTTGAATAGCTGATTCTCTTGGCAAAGCATGTGAGGCAACCTGCTGCACGATTGAAATCATAGACGTGATCTGAGATCCATTAAGGCTTACTTGCTGAACAGTCTTAGCATCTGTACCGCTGGCATCTTCACCATTCAGAAATTTCTGGAAGTCTGGACTTGATGGGCTGTTAGTAGCAGCGTCTTTTGCTTTCTGGGCGGTCTCATCAGCGATGCGTTTAATTTCAGCCTTAGGATCATCAACAAACGATAAGGTGCTAAGCATAGTCTGATCTGATACAAGGCCTTTGAGTTTAGAAGCTGCGTCCGCTTCGTCGGTAATGTTCTCCGGAAGATTTCGCGAGAATGCGAAGTTAAGCTTTTGCCAGTCATCAGATTTACTTTCTGGAAGGATTGTCCCAACACTGAATGCGATCTTGTAAAGCGACCGGAGTGACTGAGTGAACTTACGGTCCTGATTGGCCGCTAGATTGCGCATTGGTAGCAATTTGTATTGCAATGCAACACCAGAGCTATTGCCGCTGAATGCTTCATCGTTCAAGTTTGCAACCATGCTGATCTGATAGATCATGCTGATGAGGCGGTCAATGAGGTGCTCTTGAATGGCATCGCCATCAGGCTTGGTAAGAAATTCAGCTACGCCTTGAGCAGAATCAGCGTCTGGCGCATAGATGATTTGGTTGCCGTTAAGATCGAGTTTGGGGTTACCATCATCGTCTTCATCAAGTTTCAGACCCTTGAGAACCAAGTACGCATTGTCAAAATACTCATTCTGGTTCGCCTTCTGGCTTAGCACCTTGTCTAACGCATTGATGAGCGTCTCGACGTTTTCAAAGATGCCTTGACGCTCGGTGTTCATGAAGAACTCAACTGCTGGTACTTCGTTAAATGGGTTAAATCCGTCTGTCCCTTCAAGGCGTGTCATATCAAGTCCGTATATGCCGTCTCTCAGGTATACCTTTCCGGCCAACGTCTTGTCTTCATCATGCCAATACATGACAAACGCAACGGCTTTGTGCGCTACCGTGTCGTCATAGACAATGAATGAATTGATAGGCGAGCTGTACGCAATACACGTCTTGCTGTTTTCGTCCTGGTACAAAAAAGCAAGCGCCCGTCCGTAAATGGCTGCTTGCTTGCTGATCTCGCTTAATTTGTCCTGAACGCTGTTCGTATCGTTCCACTCTTGCAACACGGTGTTGTCCTGTGTGTTATCGAGCGTGATCTTCGGTGGAATACCAATGTAAAACCCATTGTAGGTATCCACGATATAGTGAGCCAAGTTGCCAACAAGACGATTGTCTGGCCCATGGTCCTTTTTCGCATCATCAATAATCTGATGCTGACCGAGGTACATTTTCTTTGCTGGAAGGTACTTGTTTTTAGCTAGATCATCATTGGCGGTAATAAACGCATTGATGTCATCGCCAGTTAGCTCTTCATCAGTCGGGAAAATAAACACATCTCCGTCTGTGATTGAGCCTTTCCCTTGAACTGTTAATATGATGGCCACCTCCTTAGAAGTATTTGCTTGTGTTCTTGAACGTATGAGCTGCATTTCTCCGTTTGATTACCTGCATGACAAAATATCTCATGGCGTCCATTGCGTGGTCATGTGCCTTGACCACTTTGTCTTCACCCTTTTGACTGGCCTTGTCATCCCACACATAAGAAGCGAACTCTTTGAACAGATTAGTTAGCCCAGGTGTGAACTTGATCTCACCAGAGTTCATAGCTGTTTGCGTTTCTCTAATGCCGTTTAGCACATCGTTATCAGCTTTAATAACTCGATACCGGCGTTCTCTCAATTTGGTAATAAATGAAGCCGCTGATGGATCAACAATCACTTCACAGCGTATGTCACCGACAAATTGGCTGAAATCCCGAGCGTATTCATCATCTGTCTTCTGTCTGCTGCTATGCCGTCCATCGTAGTAATACTCTTTGAGGCAATACCAAACAGACCCACATTTACCCCAAAGTAAGAAAACTGTGGGGTTCTGTGTGCCATAGTCAACACTGACATAGTATCGGCTTGGCTGCTGGCTTGGATTGCTGACCATCTCGTCTTTATTGAAGTTGTCGTAGACAATTCCATCAGCCAGAACCCATTGTCCCAGAATATATCGCTGGTAAAACACTCCTGAGTACATATGTTCGTACCTGTCAATAACTTCATCGCTCAGGCTTGGATTGTCCGTCATCACAAAGTGGAGACGCAATGCGCGTTTATCGTCTGCTTGATCAATCCAGTCAGTCTTGAACCAGTGATACGGGCCCTCTGGGTTCATATTGAACCAGTATTTGCCGCCAGTAACGGAAACACGCGCTGTCGCTTGATTGACAAACGACTGTGGCATGAGAGCTGCTTCATCAAAGAACATTCCGGCAAGTGTGATCCCTTGAATCAGATCTTGGCTGCTTTCATCTTTACCACCGAATAAGTAGTATAGGTTGGTTCTTCCATCAATGCTGATTTCAAGCATATTTTCTGAACGCCGATCCACAACCGAGAATCCCACTTGTTGCAACGTTTGTTTGAGTGGCCTAATCACATTTCGGCGTAATGATCCAATGGTTTTGCCGGCAATGCCAAATTGCTCGTGGTCAAACATAATCATGCTCCACAGAACATAGCTGATCGACATCGCAAACGTCTTTCCGGAACGCACAGCACCATCAGCAATGATTGTCTGCTTGTCTGGATAGCGGCGCCACCAGTTGATGATGTCTAACTGTTTCCCTTTGAATTGATCAATCGGAGTTGTCATTAACATCACCACCCTTTGGAATACTCTCATCAATTGCTGCCAAAAGCTTGTTCAGTCCTCCATCTTGTCCTTCTGGTGTGCGATAGGCGCTGGCCTTGGCTTCCATGATGTCAGCCTCAGCTTTGGACTTGCGAACATCGGCCTTAGTTTTCTCAATATCAGTAATAATCTTCGTTAGCTGAGCATTGAGCAGCTCATCATTACCAGGGTAACGCTTTAACAATTCGCGTCCTGCTGCCATGCGGTCTTTGATGCTTGGCTCGTTTTCAACAGCATCTGCACCGTCTGGAGTGCTAACTATAATTGTCTCTTTTGCCTCTCCACGGAGAACGGTAGTGAAGTATTGAAGCACCTCAGCAGCCTTGGCAATCTTGTCAGATTCTAGGCGTTTCATGCGTTCGTCGATGGCAGCTTTAATGTTAGGTTTTGTTAGGTTTTCTGCACCGGCAAACCTAGCCGTTCTTTTGCTGTATCCTGCTTCTAGTGCCGCTTTGGTGGCATTGCTATCAGCAATATAAGAATCAACGAACTTCTTCTGTTTTGCTGTCAGTCGCATCACATATCACCACACCTTCCTTCCATTAAAAAAGCGGTAGCTAGTTAGCTATCGCTGGTTATAATTCATTAAGCTGTTGTTACTCCTGGATTGTCTTTACTAGGCTGTTTCTTCTTATCAGCCTTGGTCTTGTCCCGCTGTTTTTTCAACTTGTCCTTGAGGTTCTTATAGACGTCTTTTGGTGACGGCAAGTGGAATGCCACAGTATCCACCCCCTTTTTGACAAGCATACCTTACTTTCAGGATGTGCGTATCCGCCTCGCGTCTTAACTTGATTAGAGCGTGAACGAACAATTTCTCTGTCAATCTTGCCGATGGTCCACGCTTCAACTTTCGGCATGTAAACGCCGTATTTTGTTGTAATCATTTGAGCCATGAAATCACCTCACACATAGTAAATGGCACGGGTATCATGATCGCTGTATTCGACCAGCTCAAACGTTTTGTGAGCAACCACGCCAATATCATCAGTCCACTGATCGGTCGGCTTGCGCGTTGATACTTGACGCTGAACGAATCCGCCTAGGTCTTTGCTCATCTCTGAATGGAGATGCCCCGTGAACAGTTCGCGATTCTGTGCTGTGCCTAGCATGAAGCCGAACTCATCAAGATACTTCGCAAGGTAGTTGTTCTTGCCCTTGTCTCCGTGAGTGGCACCAATGAAGTTATGGCCGAGCATTGCACCTTTGTAATGCTTCAGTGATATATCCCAAGTGATGTTTGTCTGGTTGCTGTAGGCGCGTTTCAATAGACGTGCGAACATATACCCAACTGACGGATCATGATTTCCGGCACAATACATGACCTCACACTCATTGGCGTTCTTGATAATTGCTTCAATCAACGTCTCGAAGTATTGCTCCATTTCGTTCACAGTCTCGCCTAAGTCAGTTGTTTCGAGCTGTGTGCCCTTTGCTGTGGTTGAGTTGATATTATCCACATGAGCAAGATCACCGCCAAGAATGAGCAATATTTTGGCGTAGTGGCCGCGTTGAATGATATCTAGCTGCCGCTTCAATGATTCGGCATAGACATCAAACGTGTGGCCGTTGAAATGCGTGTCGAAAGCCGGAATGACCAGATATCTATCTGATTCCACAAAAATAGGAGCCTTAGCTTGATATGGCTCCTTGTGTGTAATGATGTCATTCATCAATGATTCATATTGTTCCGCCTCAACTAACGGCCTGATTTGTATCTTGCTTTGATACAACGTTGCTTCAGGCGTCTGCTTCCAGAAGTTGCTCGTGGCACGTACAAGCTCCCACTTTGTGTAATCATACCCGTGAGCTTCCAAAACCTCTCTAGGCGTCATTTTGTGACCCCTGACAACCTTTAAGATAGTTTCACTGGACTGTGTGCCATCTGAATCATATTCATTCTTTAGTGGTTTTTGAAACTCGATCCCAAGCCGTCTTGCTTTGCCCTGAAGCGCATCGTAGCTAATCCCGAGCTTATCTGCCACCTCGCGTCTGGTAAAGCCTTTAGAGGCGAGCTTCCTAATGTCACCGATCTGTTCATCTGTCCATTGCATCTACTCGCCTCCTGAAATATAATAATTGTGAGCCACATGCAATCATGTGCTGCTCTTTTCATTTTTATTCCTCAGGCTCTCGGACTCGTCCCCGAGAGCTTTTTTATGTGCCTATTATAAGTATTGTGTTACAATGACTTAGTGAGTTCATTCTCACACTTCAAAAGTGATTGGCCTTCGTTTTCCCAGAGCGAGGGCTTTTTTGCTGTGACGGATTTACAATTCAAGTGCAACAAACTAGTCAAATAGAAAAGACTCATCGCCTGAGTCCTTGTAAAATGGAATCACCACAAGACCAACTACAAGGAGAACTCGACTATGAGTCCGTACACCCATCTTACCTTAAAAGACCGTGAATCGATACTGCTTGGTATCTCTACAGGCAAAACTCTTGATACCATCGCCAAAGAGATAGGTCGTTCCAAGAGTACAGTCAGCCGTGAAATTGCACGTAACGGCGGCTGGCGGAGCTATTCGGCAGCCACCGCTCAGGACCGCTACCGGCGGGTTCGCTTGGCTAGCAGGCGTCCTCGGATCCTCGATCGACCGGGGACTCGTGACGCTGTCATTCGATATATCACGGTGCTACATTGGTCGCCTGAGCAGATTGCCGGTCGCTTGTCACTAGAAGGCAGTCCTATTCGCATCAGCTATTCGACTATCTACAGAGGTATCTACCTAGATAATCTCGGCGTTCCATTGAAGAGCCATGGTGCTCGCGGGCTACCAAGGCTGCTTCGACACCGAGGCAAGACGCGCAAAATCAAAGGCACCATAAATGAACGCCGGGGGCGCTTCAATGACGTGCCATCAATTCACGACCGACCCCGGTCGGCAGAAAATCGCAGCTGGTTTGGTCACTGGGAAGGCGATACAGTACGCGGTAAAACAGGACACTCTGCATTAGTAACATTAGTTGACCGTAAATCACGCTATCTGCTTTCGAAGCGAACGGCCAACGCAAAAGCTGACACTGTTAGAGACGTCATGATTGAGCTGCTTGGTGCCTTACCAGCTAACCGAGTAAGAACAGTGACTCCTGACCGTGGAAGGGAGTTTGCCCGGTACAGGGAGCTGGCAGAACGCCTGAATACAAAGGTCTTCTTTCCTGACCCACACGCGCCTCAACAACGAGGAACTAACGAAAACACCAACGGACTGATTAGAGAATACTTTCCCAAGAACACAGACCTAGACCTTCAGAGCGACCAGGAAATTGAGACTTACATTGAACAACTGAATAATCGACCACGCAAGGTCTTAGGCTGGAAGACGCCATCAGAAGTCTTCATGGGTAAAAAGTTGCACTTGAGTTGACAATTCGTCGTATAAAAATAGCACCTCACCGTTTGGCGGAGTGCTCGGGTAAATAAAAAGACGCCGTGACGTCTTAGTAAGAATACTGAAAACAATATATCATGCAGCTATGCAACACTGTTTATAATCTTTTTTTGTTAATTCGTTGAATTTGCTGCATTTTTTTATCTACATCTATATTCGGCTTATTTGGTAATTTGGGCTTCCTTAAGAAAAGTAATTTAAGAAGTAGCGCTATAGCTCGATAAGAAGTTGCAATAAAATATCCGAAAACAAAACTCCAGATATTAAAAATCCATGTTGCTCCCTTACCAGGATAGTGTATTAAAATCTGTAAAACTATTGACATCATTAAAATTGTGAAGGACACAATCAATGAATCGTATAGTTGAAATTGGAAAATTCCTTCAACGTGATGCCGCCTAAATTCGTTCATAAATGAGGTATTACTGGTAGTTAATAAGATTCCATACATGGCTGTATAAAACCCAATTATAATTGATGCAAAGGTAATAATAGATTCTAGGACGTTTGAGAATCCTTTAAGTGAATAGCTTAGATTTAAATGAATGGTAGTAGCCAAAAAAACGGTGCCGAGTACTGGGGGATAAAGTAAATTAATGATATTGCCTATGCTCCTATTTATTTTTTGGAGCATGTCCACCACCTCCATCATTCCGTCGGTTTAGCATTTAAATTTTTATCTACAGTGGCTTTAAAATTTTCCTCATCTGAGCTATATATTTCATTCATATCCTGCTGTACAGTTTCTGGGTCAAGATATGCTTTCAGCGGAACATTAAATATCTGGTAAGTTTCAACACGACCATTAATCAGCTCAATAGGAACAGATTTGCCAGAATCGCCCGACACAACCGTTGCTTTCTTAAACAATGTTTGTTGTTGTTGAATAGCTTTAATTGTTTCAACAACTTCCGACCGGTCTAAAACCGATTTTTTTGATCGTCTTGTTGAAATAGTGACCTCAATCGATACCCCACTATATTTTTCCATAGCATCAATTGTAGACCCCAAAGCTCCTTGAAAAAGTTTAAAACCTGATCCTGGTACTATATTAGCTGTTTTGAAGGAAAATTTATTAATATGCTTTGTACCTAGACCAGCCTTAAAAGCATCTTTTCTCAAAATAGGTCTAAATTCAATAAGCTCCAACTCGTTTTCCGCCCTGCCACGATTCCAAAAAAAATTAACGTATTCCGCAAGGGAAGCGATAGACAAACTAAAAGCATTCCTCTGGAACATCAGTACAGAATTTGTATAATCGAACAAAGAAGAAACGTCCTCTGCTATATATTCATCCTCTTTTAGGTCAACATCATTTAACTCTGGAACATTTATAGATGCTACAGCAGGAGCACTGCTATTCCTCAATCTTGTAAAGTGAAGAAGTGTAAACGGATTTTTTTCGGGATGTGTAACATAGTAATTATCACAACGGATGATATCGCCATTGTAACGAATATTTCGCTCTTCAAGCTTACCCGATGGAAGTTTCTCCACCCAGTCATCCATATCAAACACTTTTTCCTCTTCGGCGGTCTTACTCCAAACCTGAAAAAAATCAAAATTAACCTTTTTCTCTTGAGTTTTAGTTTTCTTTGCCATAATCACATCTCCCAAATATTGTTTGTGACCTCAGTATAGCAAAAATGGTGGTGGGTGGGTTCCCATCACCAACAAACAATATTTGGATATACTAGCATTATATACAAACGTTAGTTCGTAAGTCAACTAGTACAAGGCGAGCGGACGGAGTTGCACCGTCCCGTTTCAGCATTGAGTAACCGGTATCAATGTCTATTCTGTTGCTCGCATAATGCGCCCCGGTTGTACTTTCCGGTGACGTCTAACGGTTCTTCTAGCACAGATACCGCCAAGAGTTGGTCATCTCAACTGATACCAGATGAACATAGGTTTTAGCTGGCCACATTAGCCAACACAGTAAATAAAAATGCTACATTCATTCGATAGGCGAGCCGCATCTGCCCCATCATTGCAATCTACTAGCATAATAGATTGGCTTACTATGTCGCGCTAACATAGCAGTTTAATTTATTGACGCTGCAAAACGTCTCAATTATCGGCCGTATATCGCTGGTCGGGATTTGCACCCGACATTCTATGCGTAGCCTGTTGCCTAACGTGCTATACCCAACATAGAGATATGCTATTTCAGTTAAGCGTTTTGCGTCTACCTATTCCGCCACAGCGATTTGCTCGCTCTCCCAGTGTCAGATGGGGTCATCGCAAGCTGTGTCCGGTCGCTAAACTGGACAATGAGGCCGGTGGGAATCGAACCCACATACATATGCCGTTCATATTGCTTTACCAAATACGGCCTCTGTGCTGTCCGTTTATCGTCCCCTCAACGGTAAGAGTGGCTTTTAGCCGTAACAGACGATACAGCACATTGCGTTCTGGGTAACCTTTCGGCCCCGAACTATCCCGCGTTGGAATCGAACCAACAGCCAACAGCCGCACGCGGCTTCCACATCGGGATTACCTTGCCACAGCTTTATCATCACTGAGGCTCGGAGGAAAAACGCGGTGTCTCAGGTTTCTCACCTTTGGCACAATACCATCATATGACGTAAATACGGTCGGTTGGTTCGCACTTAGTTCGCATATAGTTCGCGATTAGTTCGCTCTAGCTTTACCAGCGGACATAGTTCACCGAATGCAATTAGCGCTTGCTTCTTTTTGTCTTGATATGCCGTCTTGCCAACACCTATCAAATCGAAAAGTGCTTCGTTTGTTTTTCGTTTGCTCGCTGGAATAAGGTAGCTTTCAGACAATATCGTTCTGTAATCCTCATCTTCAATAGCATCAACTGCCGATTCACAACATTCAACGTAGTACAGCTCGTCAGCGTGCGATACGAGCTTTTCCTCGGCCTTGTTTCCATAGCTAGGTGACTTAGGCATGCCGTCCATCACGGGGCTTCTGAGCGCTATTTTGGTGCGTTGAGCGAGCCGCTTGTGATGCCAGTAGTTCCCCAAGACCTCTTTGGCGTTTTCAATTGTTTTGTCATGATCAATTGGGCTAAAATATCTCGTTGCTCGCACCACTGCGTCCACTCCTTATGGTATGATTAAATTTGTAAAAGTTTGGGGGATAAGCGTGCCGTAATGGTGCGCTTTTGTTATACTGTTTGTGAAGATAGTGGCTTAAGTTCCATTATTCAAAAGCCATGTATTGCATAAAAGTCCCTGTCTTCCACCCGTCGCTAATCCGGCGGTTTTTTGTTATACTGTCTTCGGAGGCCCACTCCAAATGATTATTACCCTAGGTTCAATTTACACACTGGCCTCCAGCGCGTCTCTCATCAGGCGCGCTTTTTTGATGCTTTTAAATGTACTTTCGATATTTGTGTTTGCTATACTGATTAAGGAGGCAGCCTCTATTGTGGCGAAATTCATTACTTACATCTCTTAGCTTAATCTGCCTCCAGCGCGCCCTTCATCAGGCGCGCTTTTTATTTACCTGAACTGGAAGGCAGCAAGCCATTGTTCAATCGTGGCAGAGGCCGCCTTGAAGACTGGATAAAGTGCTTTTGCGAATTCGTCCATTTTGTGCTCATATTTTCTGCGTTCATACATGAGCTGTTCCTTGCGCGCTCGCATGACTGCTCGATGCCGATCATTCATTTATTTTCCTCTTTTCCAGTTAGCCCACATCCACATTGCAGCACCTGAGATTAGCAGCATGACGGCAATCAATGCTTTGCTTCCAGCCTGCGTCCGCACATCGGACAATAATTAATCACGATTGGATCATCGACCTCAGCATTATCAAAGCCAACAGCTTCGCATGTGTGTATTGCTGCACCGTTTATTTTTTCAGGCTCGATTCTATC